CTCTATGCCGTCTGACGTAATGATGGTTGCAAACCCCGCAAATGTTCGCTCCCGCTTTGCCCGCTTTGACCCCCGCCTGTCCCACCTGCGCAACCTAAACGCCGCCAACGTGGACCCGCTGACGGGCGCTGCCGCAGTGAGCGCATCACAGCAAGACGATCCGCTTGCCAATCTCAGAGCCTACATTGCCGCCGCTGGCGGTGTATTGCCCCGATAGGAGCCGCCGATGTATCCCGACGAAAACGATCTGACCAACGAGGTCAACGCGCTCATCAATCCCGACTACATGGATGAGGACGAACTACAGGGCATCGTCGGTGCTGAAATTGACGATGCGGTGGACTTCATCGACAACATCGTGTCGCCCGTCCGAGCCAAGGCGACCGAATACTATCGCGGCGAGCCTTTTGGCGACGAGGAAGATGGCCGCTCACAGGTGGTCAGCTACGATGTGCGCGACACTGTGCAGGCAATCCTGCCAAGCCTGATGCGTATCTTCACGGCATCTGACTATGTGGTGGAGTTCACGCCGCGCAATCCCGAAGATGTGCCGATGGCCGAGCAAGCCACGCAATACGTCAACTACATCTTCAACCGCGACAATGACGGCTTCATGGTCCTGCACACTGCGTTCAAAGACGCTCTGGTGCGCAAGGCTGGCATCGTCAAGTTCTACTGGGATGAGAGTTTCGAGACCGAGACCAGCGAGATGACTGGCTTGGATGACGCTGCACTTGCAACTCTGTCATCCGACCCGCTGATCCAGATCGACATGACGCGCAGCTATGAAGCGCCCGAAATACTGCCGCCCGGTGCGATTGAGATGGGCATCCCTGTGCCTATCCTGCACGACGCCCGTGTGACCCGTCGCTTGCCTAAGGGCCGCGTGAAGATCGAGGCGCTGCCGCCAGAAGAGTTCCTGATCGACCGCCGCGCCAAGTCAATCAAGGATGCTGATTTCGTGGCTCACCGCCGCGTTGTCACTGTGTCGGACCTTGTAGCTATGGGCTACGACTTCGATGAGGTGTCCAAGCTATCGACCGACACCGACGAACTGGATACCAACGTCGAGCGTTACACCCGCAACCCTGCGCTAACCGACAATCGCGGCGACCGCTCCGATCCGGCAATGCGCAAGGTGTCCTACATCGAAGCATACATCCGCGTGGATCGTGACGGCGACGGCGTGGCTGAACTGCGCAAGGTGTGCGTCGCTGGCGTAGGCAACAAGATTTTGAGCGATGAGACTTGCGACTACGCGCCCTTCGCTGCGTTCTGCCCCGATCCCGAGCCGCACGACTTCTTCGGCATGTCGGTCGCTGATACAGTGATGGACATTCAGCGCATCAAGTCTGTCATCATGCGCAACACGCTCGACAGCCTTTCGCAGTCAATCCACCCGCGCATGGCGGTCGTGGAGGGCGAGGTGAGCATTGAGGATGTGATGAACACCGAAACGGGTGCCATCATCCGCCAGCGCAGCCAAGGCGCTGTGACGCCCCTCACAATGCCATTCGTGGGCCAAGCCGCCTTCCCCGTCCTGCAGTATATGGATGCCGTCAAGGAAAGCCGCACGGGCATCTCTGCAGCCTCTCAGGGTCTTGACCCGGATGCGCTGACCAACGCGACAGCAACTGGTGTCAACGCCGTTGTGACCGCAGCCCAGCAGCACATTGAAATCATCTCCCGCCTCTTTGCCGAGACAGGCATGAAGGATTTGTTCAAGGGCTTGCTGCGCCTCATCGTGCAGCATCAGGACCACGCCCGCATGGTGCGCCTGACCAACGAGTTTGTGCAGCTTGACCCCCGTGGATGGGACAGCGGCATGGATGTGATGGTCAACGTCGCGCTGGGTCGCGGCACCGATCAGGCCCGGATGGCGATGCTGTCACAAATTTTGGGCCTGCAGCGTGAGGCGCTGACGGAACTTGGCCCGGTAAACCCGCTGACCGACATCCAGAAGCTGTATAACACGCTGTCTGAGATGACGACGCTGGCGGGCTTCAAGGATACGGGCATGTTCTGGTCCGATCCGGCCAACTTCCAACCGCCGCCTCCCCAGCCGCCCGAGCCTGACGTAAATCAGATGCTCATTCAGGCGCAGATTATGCAAATCCAAGCGGATGTGCAGATGAAGCAAGCCGAGATTGAGCGTAAGCGCGAAGAAACCGAGATCGACGCTTCGCTGAAAATTTTGGAACTGCAGGCCAAGCAGCAAATGCAAATCACGGCAGAGCAACTGCGCAAGTCGCGCGAGTTGGCCAACCAAGTGATGAGCGCAGAAGCAGATATGGTCAAGGAGGCCGTCCGTGGCGAAAACCAAACAGCAGCAAATCCAAGACGCGCGTGAGGCTGACCGCCTTCTGCGCGATGAAACGTTGCAGCGGGTTTTCGGAGAGGTCGAGCAGCAGATTTTTGATGGAATGGTTGCGTCTGAATTAGGTGATGCAGAGGAACTTCTGCGCCTACAGGCGGAACTATACGGCGTGACAGCGCTTCGCCGCCGCCTCCGCATCTGGGTTGATGCGGGTATTCTTGCGGAAAAAGGCGCTAAATGATATATGGAGATTAGCAATGGCAGAAAACAGCACCCCGCAAGGGACTGACCTGCAGAGCGCCCACGAAGCTATCCGGGCCATGATGGCACCCCTAGAGGACAATGCCACAGGTGAGGATGCGCCGCTTGAAGAAGCAAGCGAGGGTGAAGGATACGAAGCGCAAGCCGAGTATGACGAACCCGAACTGGACGAAGGGCAAGACACCGAAGGCGACGAAGCCGAGGAACCCGAGGAAACGTCAGACCGATACACTGTAAAGGTCAACGGCGAAGAGATTGAGGTTACCCTTGACGAATTGCTGCACGGCTATTCCCGGCAATCCGACTACACGCGGAAGTCTCAAGAACTGGCTGAACGTCGCAAAGCGACCGAGGCACTGGAACAAGAGATTGCCGCAGAACGCGCGCAATATGCGGAACTTCTACCGCGTATGCGGGAGCAGCTACAGCAGCAGCTTCAAGCCGAACCCGACTGGGACAAACTGTATGAACAGAACCCCGTCGAGGCCGTCCGATTGGAACGGAAGTGGCGAGAAGTCAAAGCGCAGCGAGAGCAGCAAATCCAAGCTGTTGACGCCGAACAGCAAAGGCTCAAGGCAATTGGCCAGCGGCAGATGCAGGAAGTGGCGTATAAACAGCGACAGGCCGAAGAGGCCCGACTGCCGGAGATTATCCCGGAGTGGAGAAACGCGGATACGGCCAAAAAAGAGGCCAAGGAAATCCGGGAATTTCTGCTCTCCAACGGGTTCTCTGAGCAAGATGTGGATGGCATCACCAATGCAGGTGTTGTCAAGCTGGCTCGAAACGCGATGCTGTTTGAAAAGGGACGCGCCAAGATTTCGGAGGCAAAGGGTCAGGCAAAGCCGGGTCCAAAGCCAATGAAGGCGGGTTCTCGCGGCACTCAGCCCCGTAAGCGTGGAGATGTAGAGAAGGCGCACCAACGCCTAAAGCAAACTGGTCGTGTCACAGACGCGGCTAATGTCATCAAATCGCTTCTATGAGGTAAATCATGGCTATCGTTACCAATACGTTCCAGACCTACAATGCCAAGGGCATTCGTGAGGAACTTTCCAACGTCATCGCGAACATTTCGCCTGAAGAAACCCCGTTCCAGTCGAATGTCGGCTCCGAGAGCGTTTCCAATGCCTTCTTCGAATGGCAGACGGACAGCCTCGCAGCGACTGCGACCACTGCGGTCATCTCGGGTGACGATGTTGCATCCTTCGACAGCACCGCTGCGACGACCCGTCTGGGCAACTACACCCACATCCGTCGCCGCACGATGGTCATCGAAGACCGTCTTGAGTTCGTTGACAAGGCAGGCCGCGACAGCGAAATCGCCTACCAGCTTGCCAAGCGCGGCAAGGAACTCAAGCGTGACATCGAAGCTGTCCTGCTCGACAACAACGCCCGCGTTGCTGGCAACTCGACCACTGCACCCGAGACCGCTGGTCTCCCCGCATGGCTGACCAGCAACACCAGCTTTGGCACTAGCGGTGCAGACCCAACGGGCGACGGCACCGACGCTCGCACGGACGGCACTCAGCGCGCCTTTTCTGAAGCAATGCTGAAATCGGTCATGCAGTCGGCTTGGACTGCTGGCGGCAACCCCTCGATCCTGATGGTTGGCCCCTACAACAAGACCGTTGCATCGGGCTTTGCAGGCATCGCGGAAACCCGCGTTGCAGGCAGCGACGCACCGACCACCATCATCGGCGCTGCCGACATCTATGTGTCGGACTTCGGG